TCTCCATCCACCCTTAACATGAGAGCCGTTAGGGGCAAAAATACTGTGCTCAGGTACGATATTCTTGTCAATTCCACAGATCTCTGTGAATTCTCCCCTAACTACATGGAATATACCGGCAGGACGCCATTCGACGTCTGAGACACAGTATATATTGAGATTTCTATTTAACTTCTTTAGTTTACGGGCAAAATCACCTGCTAGCATATTTACCTCGTGGATATTCCCTAACGGGAGAATTCTGCTGCCTTAGCCCCGCCCCTCGCTAGGAGGGACAGAGTAAGACAACAGTAGAAACTGATTATCAATCAGCCCCAGAACCGGCGTAGATTTCAACAGCACGAGAAGCCTGAAGAACAACAGCGGCCATCATGAATTTCCAGCCAATAGTGGAATACATATTGAGAGGATTTTCAGTATTCCCGTCTTTATAACGGAAGGTTTTGGTGCCGTGCTGCGCAAGTTCGGTGATACCGAAGGTCTGGCGACCGAACACGAACGCACGATAAGTGTCGTCCGTCGCACCGGTACCAGTCGGAAGGTTCTGAGAAACCATGACACGAGCACCATACAGGCTGCCAATCTCACCTTTCATAACCTTCTCGAACGTCGTGTATTTAGACGCTTCAATGAGCGCACCAGCAGCCGAGTCTGACAGCAAGTCAAACTGCGACGCAGGATGAATCACGCATTTGTACATATTGCTCTCAAAACCCGGCACATTCTCTTTGCGGAGAGTGTACACAGCTTTACGGAGCTCAGCAGCGTTCATAACGTCAGTATCGGCAACGGCAGCTTCCGACGCCGCACCACCGGCGAACTGATCCGTCAGGTTCGTGTGGATCGCATTGAAGATGAGAGTATCATACGTCAACGCAGCCTGATCGGCCTGTTCGTCCTGAATTTCCTCAACGATGGGGTTGATGGATTTCAGATTCAACTCAGCGGAGACTTTCGTCCAAGCACCATACGTCAAGGGCTCGACAGTCACTTCAGACGTCCCGACGTTGGTTTCAGACGGATTCGTATTCTCCGTAAGAGGCGTGGTGGAGGCAGTCAGTTTGTTCAGACGATGCCACTTCACGAGCGTCCCTGATTTCTGCGGCAGAGGACGCATTTCACCGCATTGTTTCAGCACCAGCTGGGGTGCAAGGCGATCGAGAAACCGCCTGTCATAATAACGACCCGGATCGGTATAAGTATTACCAGCCGAGGCGTTTGTTCCAATTGTATTAGCCATAATAATCTTCCTTTATCGAGATTACTGGCTCCTATTCACCTTCCCCTAGCTGTGCAACATAACGACGCCGAAGCTCGTTAATGTCTTTCACATCTTCAGGGTTAGTTGGGGAACCAGCTTTCCCGCTGGCCGCAACTTGAGCATTCGCTTCTTTTGCGACTTGAGCATCGGCTTCTTGCTTGCCTCTTGCTCGTGCTTCTTTAATAGCTTGATCCGCATTTAATGATCTTGCCAACTTATACAGAGTGTCGAGAACAGCACCCGCACCTTGACTGAAATCAAGCGAGACTTTTTCATCTGCCACAAGTTCGGCCATCATCGGTTCGAGTTTCTGAAAATCAGGATAACTCTCAGAATCTGCTCGACGAGCTAATTTGCCGACCTCGAATTGAAGTGTCTGCATAGTTTCTTGGTCCGCTTCACGTGCTTTCTCATACTCAGACTTCACAGCTTCTATCTCCTTCTGGAGAATAGGCTGAAAAGCCTTTGGCCCCTGTGTTTGGAGGTCATTAAAGAACTGCTTCGGGTCTATTGGCGTTTCAGTAGCTTTATTTATGACTTCGGTAAGGCTATCGATCTTTTTCTGCAAATCCGACTCGTTTTGTGTACGACGAGTGAATTCACGACGAAGTTCGTTGTAGCTCTTACTAACTTGGTCATAATTCTTCTGTAACGCTTCGTAGCTTGTCCTAGCATCCCATTCAGTTGCAACTTTCTCGGTGCTATCAGCGGGATTTTGTTCCGAATCCGCTGCATCCGAATTACTTGATACGCCGTCAGCGGGATTGATGCTTTCTTCAGGCGTTTGTGAGGACTCCACAGTTTGCTCCATTTCGGAGGCTGTATCGTTTGTCTCTTGGTTTTCCATTTTGTTACTCCTTGTCCGACACCTTGGGGGAGGTTGTATTTGAAGTTTCTATGCTGTCAAGGGCTCTAACGCAGAGTTCTCCTTTCAGCATGAGAGTCTTAAGCATTTTCTCTACATCTGTCCAGATGCGGATGTCCTGCCTAAGTTTCGCCACTTCATCAATCGAAGTGTCGGGATCTAAAATCTTATTAGTTGCTTTTTGTATCTTGGACTTAAATTCTTCTTGTAACACTTTAAAGCCCGGTGTCTGACACATACTACGAATAGCCGCAGCTTTATTAATATTCTGTTTTAAGCCAAATGTCTGTTTATCTTCTTCCATAGTGCCCCCTTAAAGGCGAATAATCTCTCGGTTTATTTTGGAGAGGAATTGGGTACTCACAGTAACCGTACTACAATTTTTTTAAACTATATCATTAAAGGTATAAAACTAATGAGTGATTATACACTTTAATATATAAATATGAGAAATTTTATACCGTTGTTGATATATTACTGCTGAGGTGTTGCTGGAGGAGCCGCTTGAGCCCCTTGATTCATAACTTGACCCGTAACAGCGTTACCCATACTAGGATCAACAACGGATTGAGTGCCGCCCGGCGGCTGCATACCCATCATCTGTATCTCATCAGCTGAGAAGCCTTGAAGTTTCCAAACCTTCTTAGCCAACTGCTCAATTGTCTCAGGTGCAAGCACCTTGCCGAACACAGACATGAAGGAGATGATCTGGTTGATCTTCGCTTCTGTGCCAACAAGCTCACTAATACCAACTAATTTAAATCTAATGTTAGCTCGAATGTCTTCTGGAGTCAACTGCATAGCAGCAATCTCTCTGTAGAGTAGTGGGCTCTGCAAGACATCATCTGTATCGATGAACTGGAGATCGAGGTCATAGAACATCTGCAAAACTTCTCTAATCCCCATCTCTTCCACAAGCTTTGTGCCCATACCGAACTTCTCAAGGGCTTGTCCGATAATGAGCTGCGCTCCACGAGCTGTACGGCCAAGTCTACCGCTATCAGGCGTACCCTGAATAGAAGCGGGAGTCGTTGCCTCCTGAATGTCTTGCTTAACAATTTGAGCTTCGTTAAAAGCATTACCTGTGACATCTGGTGTGTCAAGCTTTTTAACCGCATCCAATGGACTTGATAGAATGACCTGATTAGGAGCTGATACGAGAGTGTCGAGCTCAACATCAGCCATAGGATCTGCTTGCCACATAGCATTCAAAATTTGATTGATATTATCCAGTCGCTGCCTACGGAGAGTATCCAGCTCATTAACCTGACTCATTACAGGTTCGACAATACCGATACCATAGAGCTCCATGTGAACCGGGAACATTACGCCACGAACTAAAGGACGCTTCTGATGATGGAAAGGATTTGCTTTAGCTCGGACAACAACCTGCCTGTCGGCCACAGTAATTACGGCGGGTTCTTTGATCCCATCTCCATCAAGATCCATTTCACCCCAGAACTCTAGCAGCTCCACTTGATTCTTTCTATTTTTGCTTGAGGAGTCAAGACCACGAGGTGACATACGATCAGAACGAGACTCTAGATAGGATTCCGCACCACCACGCTGCTCTTCCAGCCTGTCGACGTTTCCATACACAGGGTACTTGCCCTGTCCCATCTCTTTGAGCTCATCACGAGAGATCCACGACCGAATAAAGACACCACGACCATCCTGCTCCGTCATAGCATCTGGATCTGGGTAGACATCAAGGATATCAAGGACTTCAAGCCCCGGCTGCCGCTTTGTGACCTTATAGGATTTCTGCTCATCCCAAACAATGCGCTCACCAATAACAAAACCACCAGCAGTCTCCATTTCCCGCTTAGGGGTACGCTCCCACAGCCAGCGACGCTCAACATCCCAGTAAACCTTCATGAAAGAAGTACCGTAGAGCAGCATCTGTTTAGCGAAGTCAACAAACTTCTCGAAGAAACGAGATTTCTCAAGCTGAACTTCAAGGAGTCTCTTAATAGCAGCCGCCCTTGCCTTCTCATCAAGATCGTCTGGATCGATGGTGAGAACATCGAAGAACTTATTATCGTTATTAAAGATAGAGTTGACGATCTTAGGCAAAGCCGACTCTATAATCTGAAAAACCATAGGTTGAGTGATGCTAGAGCGAGTAGGAGTCTTAGATTTCTCAATAAGAGTGAAATATTTCTTATAGATCTCCGTCCACAGAGTTTCTCTGGGCTTACGACGGATGTCCCAGTCATCAAACCAGCCGAGAAGCTTATCCCGCATCTTATCTTCGGTTTCCCGCTGAGATAGATTCTTGTGGGGTTCGATCTGAATAGGCTTAGAATCCTCAGCCCGTTCCTTCGGCTGAGATTTCGCTATTTCCTTATCGATCTTATTATCATTTTGCTCGAAATCGCTCATAACTTAGTATCCTGTTAGTGGATTATTTGGTGATAGTCTTTCCATTCTGCGACGCAATATTAACTTATGGTTCTTATTTACTCTATTCGAGTACAGTCCCTGCCATGACTTACTAAAGGCATATTCTAAGGCATCCATAGCATGATTGTTCTTCTTAACCACTTCTTCTGTGCTAGTCCCATCGATCTTAGGCGGTTTATAATGATACTCTTTGATCTCTTCGATGGTATGAGGCACCCTACCCCTAAAGAACTTCAATCTACCCTCTTTAAGGAGGCTTCTTACCCTCTGTAGCCCTAAATCCTTTACCTTCTCAGCGGCCCGGATCTGCTTAATACCATGGAACCGCTTTAATTCAGCTATATTCTGTGCCCCCTGCGTGTCAGCAAGCACATATTGAGGCTGAATTGTCCTGATTGAGTGAGCTAAGTCTTGTAACAGGACTTTTGCCTTGTAAAACTCCTTGAAAACGTAATATATTTTCGTATCTGGATCTTCCCAGATGTAAACAATAGCGTTTGGGTTGTTATACCCGAAGTCTGCTCCCGCAAATACCAGTCCTTTGCTGGGAATAGGAAAAGGATCAACTATATGGCTATCTTCATCGAATTCTGGATAAACTAAACCTTCAAGGCGAGTGAACTTGCCCATATAGCGTCGTTCAAACAACTCCCTAGGCAGCTCCGCTTTCGCTTTTTCAAGCTCCGCTTGAGGAAACACAGGGTTCTCGCCTGACCCCCATTGGATGACGTCATAATCCGGGTTGTCCGCTTTCCAGCGTTTGTAAATCTCCGTATAGAACCAATTCATCGAATAAGGCGTCGATGTCATGAGGATGGGAGCCTGTGTAATACTCGTTCTACCTCGCAAGGCCACCCAAGCTGTATCTTTCATGAATCCCACTTCGTCAGCCCATATCGCCAGCACTTCCATACCTTCCACGGCATTAGGATCATCCATAGACCTGACGAATATACGGCAGGGCTCGCTAGTCTCCTTACCGTCAGGAGTCACCCTATTCCAGTTTAATTGGAAGAAATGCTTCGGCTGCTCCTTCCATTGGCCCCAGTCCTTCGGAAAGAACTCCTTAAATTTCGGTAGAGTGGCTTGAGCAAGTACATTGTTAGTCGGAGCCACGATAAGGTAATCGCCTCTTTTACCGCTCTCATAGTCCTGATATATTCTCTGGCACAGCCATGCAGCTCCTACGGTTGTTTTCCCGCCACGTATTCCAGATATGGCCCCTATAAAGCGAGCCTTACTCTCGAATACCTTAGTTTGATATTTATGAAGTTTTAGCGACATCCCCTATTCCCTCGTCGAACCTATATTCGGCGGGGGCATGGTGAGTTTCTTATTCGTTTTCTTAGCCTTCTTACGAGCCTTAGATAAGGCAATAGCGAGGGCCTGATCCTGAGCCCTTCCTTCTTTTCTTAGCTGCTTGATGTTCTGTGCAATAACCTTATCTGATGTGCCTTCTTCTAACGGCATAGTCGCTACTCTCCTAGGGCTTCAAATTTGCGTTCTAAGCGATCCCGGCGTAGGGGGTACTCTTGAGACTGCTTTCGTTCAATCTACCCCCCTTTTCGCTCGAAATAGAGGGGGTCTATTTAAGGATCTGAACCTTCTTTTCCAGACTCCCTATCTTACCGATCAATTTAAGCCTACTCTCCCTGTGCAAGTACCAAGAAGCCCCCTGAAATGCTCCTTTGTCTCCAGAGTCGTAATATTTGGCGGCGGGCTCCCCCAGCCGTCTAGTCAACTGTTGAACAACCTTCTTATCTGCACAGAAAACAACCATTTTGATCTCCTCTGGAGCCAAATCCAGCCCTTTTTGACCTTATACTCGCTGGATTTGGACTATATACTCGACATTACGCTGAAACGGGAGGCTATATATAATGTAAGTGAAATGCTAAATGCTTGTGTGAGAACTATATCCCTACCCTGTCCACTTCCATTCTTCCGTCCAACCCCCTAGGGCCTTTTTGTTGCCTTTTGCAACATAATTGCCACTAAATGAGCTGTTTGCAACGTTCTTGCCATTTTGCCGTTATGCAACATTTATGCCATATGGCCATTTTATTGCATGGGGCATGGGACAGGTTGAGTATTTGTGTGATGCAACGTAATAGCCAAATGCGTTATTTTGGACATTTTGTTGCATTCAAATGAAAGATTAGTGACAAAGTGGTGACAATTGTAACAGAAGCTTAATCCTCATCATCCTCAATAATACTAGCCTCTA